TTGTAACATTTTCTGACTGAGTAAACCCTGTTAAAGCGTCTTGAGCGTTCGTGCCAGTCTTAAATTGTGTTGTAAAGCCTTCAAAATTTTCAGAACCGTCTGCGTTCTCAATAGGCACTCCATCTAAAAAAATGTCCCTATTGGCGCTTGTTGGAAAGCCTTCAATTTCACCTTCTGACAAGGCGTAGACAGTTTTTGCAAATGCAGTTGAAAAAAGATTGTTGCGAACTTCTACCGGAGTTCTCTGCTTAGGAACAACGACCTTAGTCTTGGTTACGGTCTTGCTGCTGCCGCCACCGCCTTGGCCAGTGACTTGGGTCTCTTTTTGATTTTTGTCAGTCATCACACAGAATTTTGGATCTCAAGGCCAAAAGAAACCACTGGCAGCGCTCCAATTATGCGCTCCCCATAAAGGATAGCTATGGCCTCGCCTTGGGCCGTATTGGCATTTGACTTGTCAAAGGTATAGGCGTTCAACTGCTCCTCTTCGTCCCTGCCAGAGGTTGACGATCCAAACTTTGCTGCACTGGGTACTTTTGGTGTTGGTGTCAGCAGATCTGCCACACCGCCAAAAATAAGAGAAGCACCTAAAGCGCCAATACCTACTGCTGCTGAAGAGCCTAAGGTAAAACCAAAGATACTTCCAGCTAACAGGCCACCTGGCGCAAAAACGATTGCAGCCGCTACAAGTGCAACACCAGCAATAATCTTGCCAACGCCGCCACGACCCGTGGGCAATGGCACTAGCACCATCCTTTTGCTCATTGGCCAAAGCAACTGCTCTTCGTCCAAACCTTGCGGACTCTCAGTGATGACGCGCCAGGTGATGCCCTTTTCGCCTGACTCCACTAGATACTGACGCAGTTCAGGCAACTGAAGGCAAAGGGCACGCACGGCCTCTGCAGGCGTTTTTACCGCCAACTCGAACTGCCTACCGAAACGTCGGCCTGCCTCGCCTAGTAGCTTGATGACCGCCATTAGGCACCTCGCCTCACGACTATATGCGTATTATTGCGGAAATAATCGGTGTATGACATTAACTCCGATTTTCTGTTGACCAAATGCTGAAAGATCAAGTTGGCGCTTGGATCTTCGAGCACGGCGACGTGGTTGCATGTGTGGTTGTTTCTGATTCTCATCATCAGAACATCGCCGCGTTGCAATGGCACGGTGCGTGGGATTTTGACGAAGCCTTCTGATGCAAAGTTCCTTTCAAAATGCGTAAACCCCCGCTTACTCCATTCACCCTCATACAAACGCTCGTAATCCGCCATTTGAACGCCCATCTGCTGCCTGTACCAGTCACGCACGGCTGAATAGCAGTCATACCCTCCATACATCCAAGGACGGCCCAGCAAGCCTGTGTCTTGGCTTGGGTTGAAGTAGAAAAACTGTGTGGTGGCGCAATTGAAAATCAAGTAAGGCAGGTTTAGCGCCTTTGACGCATTTACGTCTGCAAAGCTCACATCGTTATAGTCAGCATGACTGTGCCAAGACGCAACAGCATCATCTAGGTATAAAGCAGTTTCCTCAGCACTTATGACAAACGTGTCAGGTTTGGAGGATGTATTGGTGCATTTGACAACAGTGTTGTCCTGCAAGATAAAACCACAAGCTTCTACAGGGTGATCTGCTTCCGATAGCGATCGGATTTGTGACTTGATAGCCTGCGAAATTGGGTCGGAATATGTTGAGATCATTAGCCGATTGAATCCACCAAACTAGGGAAACCGCCAAACGGAATTCTGTTGTTCTCGCCAAAACGAAGCTTGCAGCTGGTTAGGCGTTTACCACATTGGTCATCGCCCACATTCGCTACTGACTCGTCGTTTAGATTGAAGTAGCTTGTACCAGTGTAGCCGCAGCCGATAGTGCTTCTGTAGATCCACTGGCACTGTTCGCGCAGCATTCGCCGCCCTGGCAGCGTGCGCCCCTCTAAATCAAAGGGAATCGCCAGCTGAAAAGACACGCTCAAGGCGTCCTCAGACGTTTTTTGCTCAACAACCCATTCGTCTGGACCCCAATAAGCGTCGGGATCAGCGTCGGGGCGTCCGTCCAGATAGGTCGTCAAAGTGCGGATTCTTTCAACCTTCGCTCCAACCAAATCGTCGTAGGTGTTGGTCAATGCTGTGATTCCCAAGCCAACATTGGCAAAGGTGATTGTTGGCCTCGCGAGCTGGCCCTGAGTGTTTAACTGAAAGCCGGATGCCTCAAGAGGCACTGGAGTGTAAGTGTTGCCTTGATAATCAATGTCCTCGCCGTCTGTGTCGTTCCAGTTGCAGAATCTGTAGACGGCCTGGTCTTCTGACCCCGATTCCAGTAGGTCCGTAATGTCAACCTTGTAAAGGTCAATGACCTGTGGAAGCTGTGTCTTGAGAGTTTCTGAATTCGGAGGTGTCTGGGTCATACATACACCTGGGTGAGTTCAAAGTTTAGTTTTGCGTAATTGTAGATGATGGGTGTGATGTTCCAGCCATCAGACAGGAGGTAAGTCCGTGGGCTGAGCGTTAGATCAACGTAAACCACTGTGTCGTTAGGTATATTTACTGATGTGATTAAACCTGTGGATAGGTTCGCCGTGTAGTTAGTAGGGCTGGTGTAACCCTTTACTGTCAAACTCGCTAGGTTCGTGTAGCCCAAGTGAAGCTCGCCAGAAACTATGGGGCGGCCAAAGCTTTTCTCGCTGTAAGGGGGTGTCCAAGTTATGGCTTGGCCTTTTTTAGACAGCAGGTAGCTTTCAATTGAGTGGATTTCGTCTAAGGTCAGTGCTGGCGTCTCACAACTCCAGGTCTCGGTGTCCGTATTCAGACCGTCGGTCAGAACTTGCGAGTAGCCATCCCCAAATTGGGCGCGTTGACTTGGCTGGCGATTTGCTTTTGAGCTGCTGGGTCCAACCGCTCGCCTGTGTTCTCTACAGTGATATTAACGGATCCTACAGTAACGCCACCGCCCATCTTGTTGTTGGGGACGATCGTGCCAGAGCCTCGGGGAACGAATAGCTCTGGGCCGCGTTCGCCAACGATATAGGGTTGGTTTGCACCGACTGGTCCGCCTGTAGCTAGCTGCGGAATACCGAAATTAGGTCCAAGGGTGCCGAGACCGTTTTGCACACCTCCGCCCGCACCAAAAAAGCTCGGGCCGCTCGGGCCTTTGAAAAAGAGGCCGAGCACGCCAAGTGCGAGTTGTTGTGTAAGAATTTGTGCGGCCATGTCTAAGAAAGAGTTTGCTATGCTCCTAAACATGTCTGCAAAAGCTTCTTGTGCAGTTTTTGTACCATTTACTACGTCGTTTAGGCCCGATACAATTGAAGATACTGCGGGGGATAATAGATTGAATGCATCGTTATATCGGGCTTGTGCAAGTGCCGCTGCATCTATCGCTGGCTGAAGTTTTTCGTACATCTCTTTGGTAGATAATAGACTATCTAAATTCCGCTTTAATGGCTTAGACTCTTTTACAATGCCTTCTTTATCTAATTCAGCAATTCGTGCTTGCAAGGCGTTTATTTCTGTATTTAGCAAAGTTCTTGTCCGTATCCTCTCTTGAGTTTGGTCGGCGTCAAGTTTTGCGCTAGAGCTAAAAAAGCCGGAACCGAAACTAGCATTGCGGAATGGATCTGCTGCCCCTATTTGGGCATTAGCATCCAGCTGTGCTTTTGTTCTAGACAGATTTATGCTGTCCAAAAAGGCTTGATTCTCGTCTTTGCGCAGTATTTCAGCTATTCTTGCTCTCTCTTCCTCCTGTTCTTTAATGCTTGTTATAGTTTGCAATTTTCTATCGTAAAGTTCTTTTATTTTAGCTACTTTCTCTTCTTCATTTACTAAAAGCAAATCCGCCTCTCTCTGTAGTGTAAGGTTTGCTCGTTGAACATTAAATCTTTCCTTTATGCGTTCCAGTGCGAATTTGTATGTAATAGCTTCGCTTTCACCTAATTTCAACGTTTCCCGTTCTATTTCCCTAGCTTTCAAGGACTCTTGATTTATTCGAACGCTAAGCCCAATTTCCTCTTTTCTAAGTCTAACTTGCGCTTCAATTACTGCGTTTCTTTGAGCAGCTTTAAGCCGGTCTACTTCCTGCTCTGCTAAACTTTTTTCAAAGTCTAGTTCTTTTCGTTTTGCATCCGAAATATCCTGGTCTAAACGAAGCGTTATCTTTTTCAAATTATTTTCGGCTTCTTGAACTCTAAGGCCCGCTGTTTGCGAAGCGAGTACATCGCTTCTTAAACCCAAACGGTTCTCCTCTAATCTAACAGAATCTTTGGCCACATTTAACGAGTCATTCACTATTTGATTTAATTTTTCATTTATATCTACGTTAATTTGAGTCGATTCGTTTAATTTTTCTTGCTCTTCTGTAAGACCTTTTAGCAGTATTCTATAAGGCGTAATTACAGACTCTTGAACATTATCTTTTTCTAGCCGTTCTATTGTATCTTTCAGTTGTTTTGCTTGGCTTGTATTTTGCGTTCTTTCCTGTTCTGGAGATTTTGCTCCTATAACGTTATTGATTATTCCAATACTTCCGCTTATAAGCGGCGCAAAGAAACTACCAAGCCTTAAGGACAAGCGTGAGAAGGCATTGCCTAAAATTTTAGTTTGATCGCTGACGTTTTTGAAGTTTTCAACGCCTTCTTTTCCTATAATAGATTCAACTTCGGCCTTGCCTGCAGCACGCCCTACTTCAGGAACCCCCAAGAATTCACTGAAACGTATATTTGCAGCTGTACCCGTGCCACGTAGACCTGCTGCTGTGATTAGATCTTCTAAACTTATCGTTGCGGAACTAAGTTCAGAAGCAAACTCAATCAGTGCTTCTACGGCTTGGTCTACTCCCTGACCTAAGGCACTACCAAATATACCGCCCCCAAAGCCTCCAAGACCTGCACCGAAACCGGCACCTAAAATACTGGCCGGACCACCGCCAAAAAGTAGCGGGAAACCCACAGCTCCCAAAATTTGCGGGATTTTACTAGAAACTTTACCGCCAATTCCGCTACCGCCTCTGCCTGCTTTTTTACTTGCTTTTACAGTCTTTTGAACTGCTTTTTGAGACCTTTCGTTAGCTTTAGCAGTTCGCTCTGCTGCTTTAGCGCGTCTCTCCCCCTGTTTTACCGCTTTTTTATTGTCTGCAAGAATACTCTTACTGCGCTCTGCAGATCTTTTATAGGCGTTAGCTATACGGACGACAAAACGCGCTACGCGCTCTGAGGAAGTCTCTACTTGCTTGAGGCGTTCCAAGCCTTTTCTATCAGGAGCAAGCATCTCTGTGCTAGGCAAAGCTAGTTGCCTTCCTGGTGCAGCAAGTCTTGCCGTCCGGTTAATTACTGGCGTAAATCTCCCTGCAAGGTTACGAAGGCCCAAGCCTTGCTGCTGCGCTTTCCGCTTTTCTGCCGCTGCTGTTTGCTCAGCGGCTCGTTTTAGATCTACTTCTGCCCTGAGTAACCTTAATTTTTGGTCTAGCTGATCTTTAGTTATTGCGGCAACGTCTAGCTGGCTTTTGGCTTGTTGCTGCGATAATTTATCTCGTAATTTAATGGCTTCGTTTAACTTGCTCTCAGCAACTCCTTGCTCTCGTAAAAGGTCAAACTGGGTTTGATAAGCTCTTACTTGTCTTTGAAGTTCGTTACTGCGCTTATCCGTCCTATTGGTTTCTCTAATAACTTCTAAAATACGCCCAAGCGCAGTTGCGCTTTTACGAACCAGTAGCAGACTGTTACCTTGGCTATCTACTATTTTTTGTAAACCTGCAAGTTCCTTTCTTTGCTGGGCATTACGAGGACCGCCTGCACGGTTTATCTGTTGAAGCCTTCTATTGTATAGATCTGTGGCAGCGTTTAGATCTATCTGCCTGGCGAGTTCTCGTTCCTTTTGAGTAACTGCTTGTGCAGCTTCTTGAACCTGAGCCCTTATTTCGGTAGCTTTCGCCTTATCCTGTACGTTCTTTAACCTATCTTCTATCTTTTTTATTGCAGCAAAAGCTTGCTGAGCATCGACTAATACTTTAATGCCAGCTTCATAACTAGCCATTCTAGGGGCTCGAAGACCTTTCTATATTCTATCGGGATCTTCGGGCACGCTCCATTTCTTTCTTTTGGTCCTCATTGAGGATCTGGAAGTAGGCGCTCCAGGCGATTAGCTCTTCCGGCGTCATTGTGGTGCGGACTTCGGACAGGCTCATGCCCAGTTCCTTGGCAACGCCAAACTGCAGCATGAGCCAGTTGTCCTTGCGAAGATCCGCTACTAGGCTTTTGGGTCCATTGGCTCTTCTTCGCCGTCATCCAGAATGGCCAGCATCAAAGACTGCAGGTCTTTGTCCTTGACTTCGTTCTTCAAAATGTCGATCTCTCCGGCAGAAAACAGCTTGTTGCCGTTCTCGTCCTTTGCCTTGTTGAGCAGTAGCTGGAGTGCAAATGCAGAAGCGTCGTCTGATTTTGCTTGCTTCTGGGCGCGTTCGCGCTCGGCCATCGTCAACGGACTAACGTACATTTCAAATACGGTGCCGTCAGAAAGCTCTACTTCGCGTTTGCTGGGCTCAAGATTTGCCGCCTTGCGAAGACGATCAATGGCGCGGGTAGGGACCGGCATGACAAATAGTGGTGTATGAATCTACTGTAGCGTTTTGGCATGAAAAAACCCCGGCGAACCAGGGCTTTTATCTTTGCCTTGTAGTGACTTATCAGGAGGAGGTGCTGAAGTCGAAGGTGGGTGTTGCGGAAGGACGGAAGTTGACACTCACTGACTGGGCGTCGTCAGGGTTGATGTTCAGGCTGGCGGAGGTCAGCACAGCATCGAACTCAATCGAACGGCTCAGGGTTTCGTCAAGGCTGCCGCCGCTAAAAACACGGTCGGTGTAGAGCTTGAAGGCTGCACCAACTTGCTGGCGCTGCAGAACGTCCTCGATCATCCGGTTGGACAGCGCAGCGTCCTCATCGGTCATATAGACCGTGGCGGAGCCGCTGCCGTCACCAAAACCAGAGATGTAAGAACGGAAAGGAACGTATTGACCGGGGTCTTCACCGATCGTGGTAACGTCGATCTCAGCCCTGCTGATCTCAAAGCTCCAGTCACGGACTTGTCCGACAACAGCGAACTCTGCGTAAGCGACCTGGAACTCGTTAGGAGAGACTGCAGTGCCGTCGTCTGTGATGTCAACTGCGCTGCCGCCTGACGTTGCGGACACCTGCAGAACGCCGGTTGACGCGGTGTAAGAGATGACGTAGTAAGTGGTCGCAGTGCTGAGGCCAGCAGGCAGCGTGCCAGTGCCGGAGCCGCCGGTTTGTGCGTTCACCACGCTGAACTGGACAGGATCACCTACCTTGAGGTTCAGGTAAGTTTGCACCGTGATTTCATCATCAGCGGCGCTTACGTCGGACTCGGCAAAGCTGCCGGTTGTACCAGCGGGCTTATAGTAAAGGGCACCTGAGGTGCCGGACAGAACGGTGGTGGCCATTGGGCGTACCAAGAAATGAAGGTTTCTGCGGGCACAGCCCGGCTTATTACAGGTTAGCGCAGGTCTTTATGAAAGCACAGTGGCTACATAGCCTGTGTCAATTCGCCCCACAAAATGTGGCGATTGATCTGTTGAAGAAAATGTCGGGCCGTTTATTTCACCGATTTTTACATAAACTCCCGTGGTCTTCTTGGCGGTGTCGTTAATTTTTTCTAAAGCTGACACTGCGGCTGTAAGAAGTTCTTGGTTGCGGGCGGGACCACGGCCCTTTTCTGTGTATATGCGAATAACCAGCGCTCCACGGGCGTTGTCAACGCTTGAAGTCAAGGTTGGTTCGGTAGTTACACCGAAAGTGATATTGATGCGGACGTACTCAGTCGTAGTGTTTGGTGGGACAGCGGTGATGTTGTCGAAAAATACTGGGACAGATGGCGTCAAACCGTTAAATGCCGCGAGTAGCGGTGACTCCATCGAAGCTCGAATTGCTTGATAGTTCATGAGCCAAAACCTCTACCAGATCTTCCTGAAAGTGGGCCATCGCGGAACCCGAGTCTTGCGCCACGGTCCAACGAGATTTTAAGGCCGCCCCCAGACGTATATGTGTTGTACCAGTCCAATTCTGCTGTACTGATAGCCGTAGGCTTGAGGCCCACGTCTTTGACATTACCTCTAATGTGCGGTTCTTTAGGGCGGCTACCTGTTTCAACAATTTTTCCTACCGGGGGGATTTTTCTCCTTTCTTTAGTGCCGTCTGCATTGATCACCTCCTCGTACTGACCTATGAATACGCTCTCTTCCAAATCCAAAGCAATAGGAGCGTAGTCAGCGCCGTTTACTATTTCGTAATAAGCACCCTTTGACTTAAATTTGGCCTCCGGCACATTCCTAAGGTCGTACTTATACACTTTTCCCGTGCTTCTAGGCCCTCCCGGTTCTGTGCCAGGAGGTACGGCGTACCAAGCGGAAGAAAACTCGCCCGAATATGCGGGGCCTTTTTGCGCTAAATCGTTCATTATTTCTACACACACCCTTCGTGAAGCTTTAGTGAAAGCTTTCTTTAGGTCTTTCTTAAAAAACTTGTCAAATTCTTTAGCCATTACTGCGGCCTCACGATCAGGGTGTGGTAAACGGGCTTGTCGCCTCG